GATTTTATGCTCAGAATCAATCCCCAAAAGAGATAGAAATACAGAATTAATATTTTTTTTAGCTGTATTGGAAACACTATAACGTCCGTTTTTAATAGATGGATCTGAACTGATTACTTCTATTTTACTATCACCAATTTTTCTATTAAGTGTTACGGACCCTCCTTGAGTTGTAAGTTCCAGTGATATTAATTCATATCCATTATTGGCATCAAGAACTTTAGATGGATGCGTTTTGCTTGGTGATGCTCCAAGAGCATAGTCCAAACAATCCATTATAAAGCTTTTCCCGGTATTGGATGGGCCAATGATAAGGTTGAATCCTGGATTAAATTCAATTATGGAACTTTGGTGTTGTCCACCAGAAACTATCAATTTATTCAAATAAAATCTATTCATGAGCATCCTCCTGCAAAGACTGGAGTGTATATCGATTGATTTCTTTTAACATATATGACTCTGACAACCTATAGGCATCTACTACAGTTTCAACAGCTAATCGATATTCTTCAGCATATGAAACTTTAAGTTCGTTAACAAAATCAAGACCCTTAGGAGTTATTTGGAATAAATAACCTTTTTTGGATGTCTTAAACCTTATGCATCTTTTAAGAACTAGGTTTTTCACGGCTTTCGATACAATTGACTTTCGTGCTAAAAATTCGCTGAATCTGTAAGTTCCGTACCCATGCAGATTTTCGTCCAGCAATCCAAAATCTGCTGCGTATACGGCAATGAAATCAACTTCACATATTTGCATAATCGTTATTGAACGATTTTTAACTTTGCTTAATAAGAGCAGGACACGCAATGCCATTTCAAAGGCAGAGCTAATAGCCTTAGTATTATCCATGTTTTTTCTTGACCCACCTTAATTTATGATCATTGACAAGATAATGACATACTCCCTTTTTTATTTTCCCGCTAATCCAATAAGGGGATGAGCTTAATAGATAATTTGGGGCAGATATTTTTACGGCTTGTTCCATTACCGACAGCATTCGTTCGTATCCATTGGGGTGGGATTTTCTGGCTGTATCTTTTACCCCATCAAAAATTTCTTCTTTGAGTACGTCAAACTGATTGGAAAGTCTATTGCTACCTAATTCCAAGACGCCCCTTTGAATAGAAGCGGCAGAATAATAGTCAACTCGACGATCATCGAGGTCATCGGCATAATCAGGATAATCACCTAAATCGTTTTTTGAAAATGATGGGAGACCTTCTGCATCACCATAGGCTCTATATAATTCATCAATATATATTTTTTCGTTTTCAGTTGCTTCTTTCGGAACCGGGATAGAACTCGGACGAGGAAGCAATTTTATTTTTTTCTCAATATCCTCAATTAAAGATATGTCGTGAGTAAAACCGGAGGAATCATTAGAAAACTCACTATTTGTTGCTGAGTTGTCTATAAGCGACAAAATAATATTTTCAAGTAAATCAGCACAAGCGTCGTCGACACAAGAATTGCCTATTCCATTATCGTGCAGCCATTTTGCTACCGCATCATAAGAATCACATTCTTCGGTTCTATCAGCAATCCAATGAGAAAACTTTTCCTTGTCACGATTAGCGTAAAGGTATTTCGCATCTGCAGGTTGGATTTTACGAGTACCTCTTAAAAATCGATATTTTGTATCGGCTTTCTTATGAAGGATAGGACATGAGTCCATAGCAGCATCTTGGATGAAATTCCCGATGATTTCATTAAAATATTGTTCTTTCTTCATTTGTCCGATGCAAAAAGGAAGTAAGCCAGAAGTAAACTCTGAAAATTTCAAGTGCTACACCACCTTTAAAGTAGTCCAGTCCGAAATTGTCCGAGGCTGTCCGTCCAGTCCGATTTTTAATGAGCGTGAATTGCTAGAATTAAGGCAGAACCAATGAGCAAGCATCTGGACAACCAAGGAAACACCATGAATTACTTATATTTTATCATACCTTGGGGAATTAGATGAGCTTATAAAGACATTTGAATGAAATTTCCGTCTCAACGTTCACATCCGGACGCGGATGTGCCCAGAACTGGGAGACGGTCTGGAAAGTTAATCACGTCAGCCTACTGGGATGGTTGGCCATAGAAGCGAGGATGCATCTTATGGTCAATTTCGACAGGCTGCCTGCGTGGATTCTCGCTTCGCATTATGCGAAGGAGATCGCGCATGGCCAATCTACAGACAAACAAAGACAAAAAGTACTACATTCCTCTGGAACTCACTTCAGAAAACGTCATCACCGAGGAGTACAAGGACTGTGAAGTCCGCTGGTCAAAAATCGGCTGCCGTAAGGTACGTACTGTCCTGATTCCGGCAACTGAAGAACAGTATCGCGCTTACATGCGGCCAATCTGGCGTGAAGACAAAAGAAAACAGCGACATGGAGATGATGAAGTATCCGCTGACAAGCTCCATGATGAATTCAAGCTGGAACCGGAATGTGACTTCAACTTGGAGGAGATTGTCCTGAAAAAAGAGTTGCTGACAGCTCTCCGGCGAGAACTAGTTGCACTGCAAGACATTGACCGGACCATCCTGACGATGATTGCCGATGGCTTCAGCGAAGCGGCGGTCGGGGAGTCAGTCGGGCTGAGTCAGAAAGCCGTCAACAAGCGGAAACATAAGCTTTACGCGTTACTGCAGGACCGTCTCAAGGATTATCGCTAAACAGCCAGGGAATCCGGCTGCGAACAAAGCGGCCGGATTTTTTTGGAAAATCGGTACTTAACGATGATGCGGTTGTCCTATTACTGGTGGAGGGCGAACGAAGAAGCCCTTTAGGAAGGAGGAACCCAAGATGATGTACACACAGACACCTGAAAAACTGGCTCAGCAGCAAAAGCTGGACCGGGAACTGGCGGCGGTGCTGATGACCATCAGCGCCACGACCCGCAGTATCGCTAGGAACATCCATCTCTTATCAATGCAAAGATGTGCGAAAGGAGTCAATCCGTATGACAAACGATGAACTGCAGAAACTGGCAGCGGCCCTGGGCGATTGCGGCAAGGCACTGCTGAAGATTTCCGAGGCCATGGCGGTGAAAGAAGATAATCCGACAGCTTCGGAAGCGAAATCAGAGAAATTGGAAAAGCCGCTGACACTGGAAGATGTCCGCAAAGTCGCTGCCGACAAGGCCCGCAAGGGATTCACGGACGAAGTTCGCAGCCTTATCCAGAAGTACGGGGCGGACAAGCTGTCCGGCATTGATGCGGCACAGTATGAAGCGTTCCTGAAGGAACTGGAGGTGATTGGCCATGCCGGATAAACATGCGGTGCTGTCCGCATCTTCTTGCTACCGCTGGCTGGCCTGCCCGCCGTCTGCGAAGGAATGTGCCAAGCTGCCGGATACCTCCAGTGAATTCGCCCGCCAGGGAACGGATGCCCATACGCTCTGCGAATTCAAGGTGAAGACGGCGCTGGGGCAGAAACTGGAAGATCCGACGAAGGGACTCACGTACTTTGATGAGGAGATGGCGGAATGCACTGATGAATACGCGCAGTTCGTCATGGAATGCCTGGCCACAGCCAAAGCATCCTGCAAGGACCCGATGATCATGATCGAACAGCGGCTGGACTTTTCCCAGTGGGTGCCAGGCGGTTTTGGAACAGGCGACTGCCTCATCGTAGCCGACGATACCCTGACAGTCATCGATTACAAGCATGGCTTGGGAGTCCTGGTGGATTCCGAGAAGAATCCGCAGATGATGTGCTATGCCCTCGGTGCGCTGAACCTGTTTGATGGCATCTATGATATCCGCCAGGTGTCCATGACGATCTTCCAGCCCCGCCGGGACAACGTCAGCACCTGCACCATGAGCAAGGAAGAACTGCTCCAGTGGGCCGAAACGGTGCTGAAGCCTGCGGCAGAACTGGCGGCGAAAGGTGAGGGCGAATATAAAGCCGGTGACCACTGCCGCTTCTGCAAGATCAAGGCAACCTGCCGCAAGCGGGCCGAGTACAATCTGGAACTGGCCCGGTATGATTTTGCCGTCCCGTCCACGCTGCAGGATGAAGAAATCGAAGCCGTCCTGGAGAGGGCCGATGAACTGGTGAACTGGGCCGGGGATGTCAAGGAATACGCATTGCAGCAAGCCCTTTCCGGCAAGCAGTGGGACGGATGGAAACTGGTCGAAGGCCGGTCGAACCGCCGCTACGTAAGTGAAGAAGCAGTCGCCGCCAAAGTGGAAGAAGCGGGCTTCGACCCATATGAAAAGAAGCTGCTCGGCATCACGGCAATGACAAAACAGCTCGGCAAGAAGCGGTTCGAAGAACTGCTGTCAAATTTAGTCGAAAAGCCGCAGGGAAAACCGGTCCTGGTACCGGAATCGGACAAGCGTCCGGCGATGCATACGGCGGCTGATGATTTTAACGCTGCAAATTAAGGAGGAAACTACTATGTCTAACAACTACGTCAATCCGTGCAAGGTAATCACCGGAGTCAATACGCGCTGGTCTTACGCCAACGTCTGGGAACCGAAGTCCATCAACGGCGGTACGCCGAAATACAGCGTCAGCCTGATCATCCCTAAGTCGGATACAAAGACCGTAGAAAAAATCCGCGCTGCCATCAAGGCTGCTTACGAAGAAGGCGAAAGCAAGCTCAAGGGCAATGGCCGCACTGTACCGGCTCTCGAAGCCATCAAAACGCCGCTCCGTGACGGCGACCTGGAACGCCCGGGCGATGATGCCTATAAAGACAGCTTCTTCGTCAATGCCAACTCGGCGACCAAGCCGGGCATCGTTGATGCTGACTGCCAGCATATCCTGGAACGCTCTGAAGTCTACTCCGGCGTCTATGGCCGTGCATCCATCAACTTCTATGCCTTCAACAGCAATGGCAACAAGGGCATCGCCTGCGGCCTGAACAACCTGCAGAAAATCCGTGATGGTGAACCCCTTGGCGGCAAGCCGCGTGCAGAAGATGACTTCGCTACGGCTGACGATGATGATTTCCTGGCATAAGGAGGCGTGATTATGGAAACTATGATGAGACTGATTCTGGATGGCCTGTACTGCCTGGTTGCACTGTGCGCCGGAGGATTCTTCGTGGCTATGATCTATACGGATATCAAAAAAGACCAGCGGGATGAAGAAATGGCTCGGCACCGGGATGAACGGGAAGAAGAGTACCACCGCAAGCAGATGGAATCCTTCCGGAAATAAGTAGTAGTGAATAGCGGCGGGGCCTTGTGCCTCGCCGCTTTTTCGAGGTGAAGCGTATGAAAACCATCAGTATCGATATTGAAACATTCAGCGATATCAATCTGGCAAAATGCGGTGTGTACAAATATGCCGAATCGCCAGCCTTTGAAATCCTTCTCTTTGGATATTCGGTGGACGGCGGCGAAGTGCAGGTCGTTGACCTGGCGCAGGGAGAGGGCATCCCGGACGATATCCTGGATGCCCTGACCGATGAATCCGTTACCAAGTGGGCGTTCAATGCCAGCTTTGAACGGGTCTGCCTGTCGCGCTACCTGTGTGACCTGGGGATGAGCCTGGACCCGTTCCGTGACCATCATCCGCTTTCCCAGGACTGTGCCAGGTTCCTCAATCCGGCAGGATGGAAATGCTCCATGGTCTGGTCGGCCTATATGGGCCTGCCCCTTTCCCTGGAAGGCGTAGGAGCCGTGCTGAAGCTGGACAGCCAGAAGATAAAGGAAGGCAAAGACCTGATCCGCTATTTCTGTGTTCCCTGCAAGGAAACAAAATCGAATGGCGGCCGGACAAGAAACCTTCCTCAGCATGCGCTGGACAAATGGACACTGTTCAAGTCCTACAACAAACGGGATGTGGAAGTGGAAATGGCCATCCAGGAGCGGCTGAAGAAGTATCCCGTCCCGGAACCGATATGGGATGAATATCATCTCGACCAGGAAATCAATGACCGGGGCATCGCCATCGACAGGACGCTGGCTAAAAATGCCATCGTCATCGATGCCCGCAGCCGGGACAGCCTGATGGCTGTGCTGAAGGAAAAGACGGGTCTGGAGAACCCGAACTCCGTCATACAGATGATCGGCTGGCTGGAACAGCATGGGATGAAGACCGATTCCTTGGGCAAAAAGCAGGTAGAAAAGCTGCTGAAGACGGCAGAAGAACCGCTGCGCAGTGTGTTGCTGCTCCGGCAGAAGCTGGCCAAATCCTCGGTCCGGAAATACCAGGCCATGGGGATGACGGCCTGCGAGGATGGCCGGGCCAGAGGGATGTTCCAGTTCTATGGGGCCAACCGGACCGGGCGGTTTGCCGGCCGGCACATCCAGCTGCAGAATCTTCCCCAGAATCATCTGCCGGATCTTTCGGAAGCCCGGGAACTGGTACGCCAGGGAAATTACGAAGCCATGGAACTCCTGTATGATTCCATCCCCGATGTCCTTTCCCAGCTGATCCGTACGGCCTTTGTGCCCCGGCAGGGACTGAAGTTTGCCGTAGCGGATTTTTCGGCCATTGAAGCCAGGGTGCTTTCGTGGCTGGCAGGAGAAACATGGCGTTCGGATGTCTTTGCCAGGAATGGCGACATTTACTGCGCCTCGGCTAGCTCCATGTTCGGCGTTCCCGTAGAAAAGCATGGCGTCAACGGGCATCTCCGGCAGAAAGGGAAAATCGCAGAACTGGCCCTTGGCTATGGCGGCTCCGTAGGAGCGCTGAAGGCCATGGGCGCCCTGGACATGGGACTTACGGAAAATGAGCTGTATCCTCTGGTGCGGTCCTGGCGGTCAGCCAATCCGCACATCGTCGATTTCTGGTGGCAGGTGGACGCCGCCGTGAAGACAGCCATCAAGGAACGTATCCCCATGCGGACTGGCTGCATCCGCTTTCTGTATCAGAGCGGCATGCTGTTCATACAGCTCCCCAGCGGACGGCGGCTTTCCTACATAAAGCCCCGGATAGGCGAGAACCGCTTCGGTGGGGAATCCGTCACCTATGAAGGCATCGGCGCAACGAAGAAGTGGGAACGGCTCGAAAGCTATGGCCCGAAGTTCGTGGAGAACATCGTCCAGGGCATCAGCCGGGACATCCTCTGCTATGCCATGCAGACGCTGCGATGCTGCGCCATCGTCGGCCATGTCCATGATGAACTGATTATCGAGTGTTCCAAAGACACTAGCGTCGATGCCATCTGTGAGCAGATGGGCCGGACGCCGTCGTGGGCTGAAGGGCTATTACTCCGGGCAGACGGGTATGAGTGCGAATTTTATAAAAAAGATTGATTTCCCGGTACTTAACATAGTGATTCCTGTCCTTTCACTATCAGAGGGAATTTCCTCGGATATTTATTTTAAGAAAGGCGGGATTCGCTATGAAGTTTTTGATTCCAGAAGATGAATTTGGCGTGTTTGCTGATCAGAGAGGTGTACCAAGGGTCGACAGCCTGTTTGTTGCAGCGACTTTTGAAAAACAGCATTATAACGTTCTGCGTGATATCGGACGAATCACTGCATCCAATTCTGGATTAAGCCCGGAATTCATTGCACTCAATTTTGAGGGCAATACATATCGTGATGCCAGGGGAAGAAAACTGCCACGTTACCTGCTGACCCGCGATGGGTTCACCATGCTGGTCATGGGCTACACAGGCTCGAAGGCGATGCACTTCAAGGAACTCTATATCCAGCGTTTCAACGAGATGGAGCAGTGCATCCGGTCGCTCCTGTCTGCCCGGCAGGAATTCCCGATGCTGACGGACATGATCTGCCGGCTGCATGAAAGCCCGAAGGCATATCACTTCAGCAATGAAGCCGACATGCTGAACCGCATCGTCCTGGGGATGTCTGCCAAGCAGTTCCGGCTGGCCAACGGCATCGAAAAAGGGCAGAGCATCCGGCCTTATCTGACTGCACAGCAGATCCATGCTCTGGACCGGCTGCAGCACCTGGATTACGGCCTGCTGTATTCCTGCCCGGATTTCCAGCAGCGCAAGCAGATGCTCATGACCTATTACAAGACGGAACTGGAGGGATGAAACATGTTTTACGTAAAAGAACCACTTAAGGATGGTGTCGATGTGACGGTCGAAATCAATGACGAAAACGTTTTCTGCCGTTGCCCGGTCTGTGGCAGGGAAGTACCTGTCAATCTGAAGGATGTCCTGTCAGACAGTGACGCTGACCTGGTGGGAACGGCAGTATTGTGCGATGAATGTGCGGAGGGGTGGATGGAACTGCATGGAAAACAATCCGAAACGTAATGCAGAGTACTATCCGGACCCGACAGCGTATCAGGCAATCAGGAACGTGGAACCACAAAGGTTCCCGTTCATGCCTGTTGTGTACGTGTGTTCGCCCTATGCCGGGGATGTGGAAGAAAATATCCGGAAAGCCTGTGCCTACTGCCGCTATACGGTAGACCAGGGATATATCCCTCTGGCACCGCATCTGTATCTACCGCAGTTCCTCGACGAAGAATCGGAACGGGAACTGGCACTCTTTATGGATATCGCACTATTGTCCCGCTGCGTCGAACTCTGGGTCTTTGGCGATGTGATTTCGGCGGGAATGGAAAAAGAAATCCAGTACGCCCAAAGAAAAGGAAAAACAATTCGGTATATTAACGAGGTGAAATAAGATGGATTTTACACTTTATAGGTCAGACTTTGCTGGCGTGGAAGCGAATTGCCGCTATCCCAGGCAGCAGAAAATCAGCTGTGCCGAGGACCTGAAGGCGGCAGCCGCCTTCGATCATGTCTGCGTAGCCTTCAAAGATTGTTATCGGAAGCGGGAGAATTTTCTCTCCGCCGACGTCCTGGTCATGGATTGTGACAACACCCACTCGGAGAATCCTGCTGACTGGATTTCCATGGAAAAGCTCCTGGCCATACTGCCGAAAGTCTCGGTGGCCGTCGTGCCATCAAGGAATCACATGAAACCCAAGGACGGGAAGTGTGCCAGACCGCGCTTCCATGCTTATTTCGGGATCCCGGATATTACGGATGAACAGCACTATACAGAACTGAAACGGGCAATCCACCGGGCGTATCCCTTCTTCGATGAAGCGGCTCTCGATGCAGCCCGGTTCATCTATGGCTGCCCTGTCGAGAAAGTATTGTGGCAGGACGGGGAAACGACAATCGACCAGGTACTCAAAGTGGGAGATACCGAGTCACGCAGTATCCCGGCCGGACGCCGGAACAGCACTATGAGCCGTTTTGCCGGCCGCGTCATCAAACGTTACGGGGCGACGGAAAAGGCGTACCAGATTTTCCTCGACGAAGCGGAAAAGTGCGACCCGCCGCTTCCCGACACCGAGCTGAACACTATCTGGGGCAGTGCCGTACGGTTCGGCAAGCGCATCGCAAAGCAGGAAGGTTACGTCAGCCCGGATGAATACAACAACGATTTCGGCACCCGGGACTCCTTGCGGCCGGAGGATTATTCGGATATCGGCCAGGCCAAGGTCATCGCCAGAGAATACGGCAACGAGCTGCGCTACACCGACAGCACGGATTTCATCCGCTACGATGGCATCTGCTGGGAAGAATCGCGGCAGGCAGCGGTCGGTGCAGCGGAAGAATTCCTGGATTTGCAGCTGGCTGATGCTAATGAACAGTCCGAGCAGGCACTCAGGGAATTAGCAGGGACAGGGATTTCGGAAGATATCATCCGTAAGGGCGGACGGAACCTGGAGAAGATGATTGAGGAAAAGCAGACCAAAGCCTACGCCGCCTACCTTGCCGCAGAAGCGTACCGGAAGTTTGTCCTGAAACGCCGCGATATGCGCTATATCCTGTCGGCCTTGCAAGCATTGAAACCCATGGTCCAGATGCCTATCCAGGCACTGGATGCAGATGAATTCCTGCTGAACACCCCGTCTTATACATATGATCTGCGGAAAGGGATGCGGGGACGGCAGGAACACCGAGCGACGGACTTCATCACGAAATGTACCTCTGTAGACCCGGGCATCGAAGGGAAAGCTATTTGGGAACAGGCCGTCCGGCAGTTCTTTACCGGCGATACGGCGCTCATCGACTACGCCCAGGAAATCAGCGGTCTCATGGCTATCGGCAAAGTCTATGTAGAAGCCCTGGTCATCGCGTACGGCGACGGCCGCAACGGCAAGTCGACCTACTGGAATTCCCTGGCCCGCGTCCTTGGCAGCTACTGCGGCGGCATCTCTGCCG